CCGTTTGGTTGAGCTTGACGCAAAGGGTGCCAATATTGAACGTCTTACCACTGCTGGCGTTGGGCTTGCTGCTGAGTCTGGTGAGTTTCTTGAGATCGTTAAGAAGATGGTCTTTCAAGGTAAACCCTGGACCGATGATAATAGAGAGCATCTTATTATTGAGTTGGGTGACGTTATGTGGTACGTAGCACAAGCTTGTATGGCATTGGAAGTAGATTTTGATGATGTTATCAAACGCAATATCACTAAGTTAGAGAAGAGATATCCAGGCGGTAAGTTTGATATCAATGATTCTGAAAACCGTGCAGCAAACGACCTCTAATTTCCATCAAGCATTTCCCACGATAATATATGAGAAGAAATTACCTGGTTTTCTATCACTATTATACAGGAGTTTTGAAGATGGAAAGTTTGATAACACTACAGGTCGTATAACTGGTGAGTTAAACGGTAAGGTTCTGATACATCAGGATAAGAGACTAGAACCTTTCTTTAAACAACTGAAAAAATGTGCTGCAGAGTACTTAGATCACTTTGCTATAGACAAGAGTACATTTGACATTAATTTTGTGAAGGCATGGTTCACTATATGTGACCCTGGCCAGCATTTTCCTGCTCATTATCATTCTTGCTCACATATATCATACGTTTATTATATACAGACACCTGGTGACCCGTTAATATTGCATAGGAAGAACCCAAATGAATGGTTTGGTGACGCATTTAAACTCATTAAGGAGAACAGATACTGTAATGGTGATGGGTATGCTATCACACCTAAAGCTGAGCATCTGGTTATGTTCCCTGGTCATCTTGAACACTATACTACTCCTGAAGACAGACAACATCAACGAATTTCTATCGCTGGTGACATCGTTCTAACTCTAAAGCATAGAACTGACACAGAATCTGGATTACTTCCTCCTAAATATTGGAAAAGGTTCTGATAAATCATGGCAAATGTAGTTACTACACCAGAGGATATTTTAAAGATCATAAGAACAGATGTAGTCTTTGGTGAGATGAGAGCTATATTTGATGTTGCTGATAGTAAACCATGGTTTCATACAGACACTTGGGATAAAAAATCATTTGGTAATGTACAGGGTAAGAAGCAGATAGTTTTTAAGACTTCCTATCAAGGTGTAATGAATATTATTAATTCAAAGCGTACTTCAAAATGGGTATCAAACTCAGTTGCCAAAGCAAAAAGTACTTTTGAACCTAAAATACAGACACTGGGTAAACCTCATATCTATTTGATGATTGGTACACAGACTGTAAAGTTTGAAGGCACGAAAGATAAAGGTGGTGGAGGTGGTGGTAAGAAAGGGCCGTCTGCTGCTACTATGACTAAGATGCAGGAACTAGGATCTGCATGGGTATTTTATCAAGCACTTAGTAAAGGTAACTCATGGGCTAGTTGGGATAAATTATTCAAAGATCCTGAGGTTAAAAAGGTTTTAGGTGATATATGGAAGCACTATGGGGATAGTTGGGAAGAAAATGGTGCTGAATGGGCACAGAATTTCTGGATCCAACAGAAAGCACTTGTAAAGAAGATGGCATCTATGCCTGGTTGTTGTCAGTTTGATAATTATACACATTCAAATGAGTATAAATTGCCTGGTATGAGTAGTGATTCATTTATGGATTGGATTAGTTCACGTGTAGGTAAGATGGGTGTTACTGGTAAAGACAACTGGAACCCTGCTGACATATGGTTGATACAAAGTAAGCGTGAAGCATCAGCTCGTGAAACTATTGATGATATTCTTAATAATAGTGATCCTGTAGACATCAAGAGAGATAAAGTTAACGCATATATGAGAGGATTATTTCAAAGAAAAGAAATTTTTGGTATATCTCTCAAGAAAGTTACTAAAGGAGAAGCTAAGGTAGTGTTCTTTAACCACAGTGAGGATTTCTTTACAAAGAACTGGACGGGTGAAGGTGCATATAAAGGTGGAACTGACAACGTTATTATGGACTATGCCAGTGCTGTATGTAAGTGTGGTAAGACAAAGGAGAAGGGTAAATGGACCATGGAAACACAGGATATGATATTCAATGTTAAAGATCCTGGTGGTGACCTGTATAGGTTCCAGATTAAAGGAAATAATAGTACAGAGTTTTCTGGAATGAAGTATGAACCTACTGCTGTGGGACATGGTGAGGCTAGATTAGGTAAAGCAACTGTGGAATTGGTTATAGCTAATCTTAAGAAGCATGGTGTAGGTGATAAATTTAACAAGGAGAAAACATCTTACCCATATACTGCTGATGAGTTCATTGCGAATAAGGGTGCATCAGCTGGAGGTTGGCTGGGAATGATTGGATGTTTGTTTAGTAATAGGGTTGATATGGGTTCGGCATCGGATAAGCAAGAGGCATATGATAATATCCTTGCTGTTTTTGATGAAGCTAATGGATCACCTCATGTTGCTAATGCAAAATTACAGGAGATTAAATGGTTATGTGCTTTCTTTGATATTCCATCTAAGGAACGTCCTTCATTTGCGACAGATATGGTATGGTTGGCAATGAAATCTGGTCGAGCCTATGGTCCTTATGCTAAGATATCTTAATGGCTAAGAACACTCACCTAGAACACCTAGAAGATAGCATACTCCTTGATGGTAAACAGGGAGCATTAGATGCTTTCATGTTTTTGAATGAATTGACTAGAGTTTTTAGTACAGCAAGTAGTAATGGCATGAAAATTACTACCAAATGGGATGGTGCACCTGCTATATTTTGTGGCATATATCCTGGCACTAACTTCTTCTTTGTTGGTACGAAGTCAGTCTTCAATAAGGGTGCAAAGATTAATTTTAATGCAAAGGATGTGGATAATAATCATGGCAATTCACCTGGTCTTGCTGCTAAACTGAAAGATTGTTTAAAGTATCTACCTGCATTGGGTATTAAGGGTGTTGCACAGGGAGATTTATTATTCACTGATGATAAAACAAAGAAGAAGATTAATAATCAGAACTGTATTATATTTCAACCTAATACTATTACCTATTGTATACCTGAAGAGGATGAGTTGTATGCGAAAGCTGCATCTGCAAAAGTAGGAGTAGTATTTCACACTGAGTATGTTGGAAGTACTCTTGAGAGTATGAATGCTAAGTTTGGATATAATGTAGATAAGTTAAACGAGAGTAAGAATGTTTTGGTGTTGAGTGCAGAGACAGGAGAACTTGGTCAGGATACATTATTAACTAAAGAACAGAAGGGATATGTAACTTCTATTACCAACCAAAAGAATCTGGTTGCAGGTTCCTTTTTAGATATTCTTGCGGAGCATAATGCAGGTAAAGATCAGTTGGCACTTGGAGTTAGACTGAAGATATTTTTTAACCAGTATGTTAGACAAGGTAAGAAGATGGGTAATACAGGTAAAGTTATAAAAGAGTTTAAAGAGTATTACCAGGCAGAAGGTCAGAAAGCAGCTTCTAAATTAAAGACAGCTAAAGGTAAAGCAGGTAAAATTGCCAAAGTATGCAGTGGTTTACGTGAGATAGATGCACATGGAAAAGATTTAGAAAAAACTATTGACCTTTATAAGAGCTTACAAAGTGCCAAAGAAGTATTCATTCGTAAACTAGAGAAGGGTGAGAGGTTTGGTACGTTCCTCCGCACAGAAAATGGATATGACATCACAGCACCTGAAGGTTATGTTGCTATAGTGGAAGGTGATAAGGCAGTTAAACTAGTGGATCGTTTAGCATTTAGTACCGCTAACTTTAATGCTGAGAAAAACTGGGTTGCAGGAGGTAAGTAAATGTCAACAGTAGTATTTGCATACGGTAGATTCAATCCACCTACCATAGGACATGAAAAATTAATTAAGACAGTAAAGTCAACAGCTGGTTCAAATGATTGGTTCATCATACCATCATACAAACACGAAAAGGGTAAGAATCCTTTAGACTATGAATATAAATCACAACTACTGGAAGATATGTTTCCTTTTGCTAAGGGTCATGTTGATATGACTGGTTGCTGTAGAGATCCTTACTTTGCAATGGCCTATCTGTTTAAACAACAAAAGTGGACAGATGTGATATTTGTTGCTGGTGCTGATCGTGTAACAGAGTATCAAAAAGGATTTGCTCCTGTAGAAGAGGGAGGACAGAATGGGAAGAAGGGAACTGCAACTCCATTCGCATTTAATAGTATTAAAATAATGAATGCGGGCGAAAGAGATGCAGATAAAGAAGGTGCTACAGGAATGTCTGCAAGTAAACTTCGTGAATTCGCAAAACAAGGTAAGACTAGAGAGTTTATGAAGGGTATGCCAGATACAATTTCCGCAGCTTATAAGGTTGCAGTGATGAATAAGGTACTAGAAAACATCTAAGGCGTATAAATAACTTTGATATGTACACATATATTAATGAAATCTTTTTCGGACTTCGCGAAGAAAACTCAAGTTGCGGAAGCAAAGATCACCAAGGACAAGTTCTATAAGAACGAAGTCTATAAGAAAGGTGAGTGGGTTTTAACTGAAGCTGGTCAGGTAGGAAAGATCTTGCGTCGTGGACCTAACTATGTACTGTGTCTAACTGCTGAGGAAACAACCTTCCGCACTTGGATCACAAACATCAAAGAAGTTTTCGAGATTGGAACTGATGCATATCGTGAGTATGTAATGTCGCTTACTCCTGGACAGAAGGTACAGAAACCTGAAGGTACAGTTGCAGTTAAGCAAACAATTCCAACAGACCCCAAAAAAGATAAGATGGATCACCACGAGGAAAAGTCTTTAGCACAGTATGCTGCTGAAGCAATAACAAAAAACGCTAAGTTTGAGGGACCAGTCGTACAGAACGATGTCCAGAAAGAATGGAGATATGATTACTCCGCTAAGATGGCTAGCACAGACATCAAAGGCAAGGGTGCTGATGGTGTAGGTGGTGGTGATGCACCAGGTATGAAACTTGCGGAACCTAAGGGTGAAGAAGGTAAGCCAGATATAAAGAAAGTAAAGCATTCATGCGTCACTAAGGTAGAACATCCAGAGTGGGGTGCTGGTAACTGTCTTTCTGGAGAGCATACTCTTACTGAAGATGGAACAGTAACACATTATGATATTATGTTTGAGCATGGACTAGAGAAGAATGTTTCTGTTGAATCATTTGAAGTAGTCAAGGAAGTTGTTCATGAGCATACTGCTAGACCAGAAGGAAATCCTGATCAGGAAGAAGTAAACACTGATCTACCTGCAGGTCCACATGGAACTACATTCGTAGAACCTGCTATCAAGTCTGAGGGTAAGAAATCCTATACTAAGAAGGGTGACGAGAAGGAACAAATCAAACGTAATGAAGTAGTAGGAGAAGGTTTCCCCGAAGATCTCAAGAAGAAGGGTGGAGACGATAAGAAGGATGATAAGAAGGATGGC